GCTATCGCAAATAGTCTTGACCTTAGCATTCAAGGGTGTATAAACATCCACAATAAGTTTATAAACAAAGTAAAGAGCGAAATAAATTATGTATAATTCAGTAACAGCAGCAGCCTATTTGGTAAAAGATCCAGTAGTTCGTAATACCAGCAATGGGAAAAAAGTAGTCAGCCTTCGCGCTGGAATCTCAACATCAAATGCCAAGACTAAGTGCTTCGTAGATATCGAATATTGGGATAAAACAGCGGAAATCGCTGAGAAATATCTCTCCAAGGGTAGAGAATTTATTGTAAATGGAGAGCTTTGTATGTCATCTTGGGAAAAAGATGGTAAGCAATTTAGCAAATACTTCATTCGCGGTAAAGACCTCCAGTTTCTAGGCTCAAAGAAGTCTGAAGATGGTGATTCTAATTCAGGATCTAGTGGTGGCGATAGTGATGACGTTCCATTTTAAATGAAACTTCTTTTAGAAGCACCTCTAAACAGCCTCAGTTTTGGTAATGTTTCTTATAATATTATCAAAGAATTAAAAAGGCTAAATGTCGAGATAGGATTATTTCCTACGGGAGATAACGTGGATCTTTCCGCATTCGATGTTAGTGAAGATTTAAAAGAATACATTGATAATGCTATAAACGAAAGATGGAGTTTTGTTGATAAAGAGATTCCATCTTTGAGACTTTGGCATTTTAATGGGTCTGAAAATAGAAAAAATAAACATCAACATCTGTTTACTTTCTATGAGTGTAGTGAGCCTACTAAGATTGAGAAGGCTACTTGCGCGGTTCAAGACTCTACAATTTTTTCCTCCACATATGCGAAAGATATGTTTGAGGAAGAAGGTTGTGATAACACCCATTTCATACCTTTAGGCTTTGATGAGGAGTTTAAAAGGACTGATAGAGAATACTTGAAAGATATTGTCCATTTTGGTCTAATGGGCAAATTCGAAAATAGAAAACATACCAAAAAGATTATCCAGACTTGGTTGTCTAAATATGGTAATAACCCTAAATATCAATTATCTTGCTGCATAAACAACCCGTTTTTCAAACCAGAACAAATGCATGGTGTTTGGCAAGATATCACTAAAGGTGAAAACTATAATAATCTTAACATTATACCCCACCTTGCAAAGAATGCAGAAGTAAACGAACTTCTTAACGCTATAGATATTGACCTTACTGGTCTTTCTGGTGGCGAAGGTTGGAACTTACCTGCATTCAATGCTACCTGTTTAGGTAAATGGAGTATTGTTCTAAATGAAACTTCCCATAAAGATTGGGCTACAGAAGACAATTGTATTTTAATCGAATCTACAGGACAGACTGTACCTAGTGCAGACGGTGTATTCTTCAATAAAGGTGCTGATTATAATCAAGGAAACTTCTATGACTGGGATGAAGAAACCGTCATCAAAGCTATGGAAGAGGCTGAGACTAAAGTGGGACAAATTAACGCAGAGGGAGTCAAATTGGGAGACACTATGACTTACGAAAAGACTACCGAAGCCATTTTATCCCTTATCTACAAGGGAAAATAATTTGGCACAAGTAGTGTTATATATATTGTGATTATGAATACATTAATTAACAACCTACTTAACGACATTACTAGTTACCCCAAACAGAAAGCTTATGACAGAATTAAAGACTCTGGAGATGTTTATTTTGCAGAATTTGAATTAGCTGGCTTTTCTAAAAAAGATGTAACTCTCAGTGTTATCGACAATGTCCTAACTGTATCAGCTAAGAATGAAGATAGATCTAGAAACTATGAATTATATTTATATGATTTAGTATCTGAAGAACACATTTCGGCTTCTCTGAAGAATGGTATGCTTCATTTGACCTTACCTAAAAAAGCTGTTAAAGGAGCTAAAAAAATAGATATAAAATAATGGCGATATATGTTTACAAACATCCTGATACAGACGAACACCTTGAGGTAGTTCAAGGGATGAATGACGAACATATATATATAGACGAATTTGGTGTGGAGTGGGGGAGGGTTTGGACCATCCCCCATGCCTCCATAGATAGCTCTATAGACCCTTTTAATAAGCAGCAATACATTGACGCTACTTACAATAAAAAAGGCACGATAGGCGATATGATGGACTACTCAGCAGAACTCAGCGCACAAAGGGCAGAGAAAGCTGGGGGTCTAGACCCTGTTAAGGAAAAGTTCTATAATAATTACGCTAAAGAGCGTAATGGGACAGAGCATCCAAATAGGATTAAAGAAAAAGGCTACGAGAGTAAAGACGTTAAAGTGGATTACGATTAATAGTAAGTCCCACTTAGTTTTAAACCTTTATTCTGAGTCACTTCAAAAGTAAAAGCTGCATCGAAGTTCATTCTACCATTAATGTCCATAGAATAATTGTAAGATCCTAATTTTGCATCTTCTATTCTGTATATCATGGTTTTACCACTAGCTTCTAGAGTTAGGTCAAATTGATATAGCTGATCTGAATTTAAAACACCAGTCATAGCCCCACTCTCAAATCCAGAAACTTGAGAAGAAACAGAAAATGATCCATTAGCTGGAAACTGCCTTTTCCTTCCAAATGCATAATCATTACCTAGTCCGTAAGCTGATACTCTTGGTATAGATACACTCATATCTACAGATCGAACTAGGTGTTTACCTGATATAGCTTGCCCTCCAACTTGTAAGTTTTGTAAACTAACATCACTACCAGTATTAGTAGGATTAACTATTGGGGGAGCTTTTTCTAGAGCTTCTGTAGATAAATCTTGGGTAAAATAAAAATTAGACCTACCCACATTATCATTATTACCCCCTGTCATATTTATAGCTGGCATCTCCATAGAAGTCCCTACTAAATTATCAAATACTGCATTAGAACAAATATAGGAAGTATTAACAACGGGTAAAGCCCCTACAGCATAACTTAGATTATAAGATTGAGGGAAACAATTGCCAAAAGCGATAGCGTCATTGCCATTAAAATTATTAGCTGGACTTCCAAAACCTAGAGAATCGATAAGGGAATCTTCTTGATTCTCAGAAACTAAAACGTAAAAGTTAGTTGATTCTTGTGCATCGTCAGCATCAAAAATGTTTTTAAATTCATCTTTAGGGGTTGAATTTAGAAATCGACTTTGAACTTCATTAGAGAAGTTAGGTTCTGGTATGTAACTAATATTTAAAGATACATCTGGCTGATTATATATATCATTAGTAGATAGTTTTTGGGAACCAATTTGTTTAGATTGTTGTCTCGGATAATTAATTGAATAATTAAAAGTCTGAGCTAACTTATGCAGTTTTAGATTCTTATTGCTGGTGGAAAAAGCAGTAGTAGAATCTTGAGTAGCTACAATAGCATTATTGCTTCTTATTATATTTCTAGACATATTAAGTTCCTGTTGGAATTACACCCATAGGGTCTTCTTTAAGTTCTACATTTAAGGTATTGGAATTAGCATAGTTCCATGTATGAGTCCACTTAGGGCTATAGTATACCTTCGGTCTATTGTATACAGAAGGAATTTGATGTTTAAATCTACGGTATCCACCTTTGTTCTCTAAAAAATGAATCATGGTTTTTAATTGTTTATCAGAGATATTATTAAAACTGTAATCCATATCGAATGTCGCAATATTATTATTAGTCTTAAATCTTTGAGTGAAAGAGTTTTTAAATTCTAACTTATCAGATTTAATTTCTACGTTGTTTTGAGTTCCAATATCAGGTTCAAAAAAGAAATCCCTCGTCCACGCCGAGGCCGATCCTGTTGGCGAATTAGAAACAGTAGAAGTATGATCTCCTGTGCAGTAATAAAAATTATCTAGTTTATTCTGATTTATTCCCGTATATACAATATCATATTTTTTATAAGACTCCGAATAATTATAATCATCGAATTCTAAGTTCGGAAAGCATCCCATCCCTGACCACTTTAACAAAGTAGGAGCTTGATCAACTGTCAAACTAGTTGCTACTTCAAAGTGTTGATTATTAATAAAATTAATAGCATAATTATCACAGAAACCAGAAACAGTCTTATAAACTCCTGAGTTATCTGGCGAAAATTCTATAAATAAATTCCCAGACTGAGCTTCAAAAAAGTTGGCGAGCTTTCTGGCATTAGTTTCATTTACTTCATACTTCAAAGAAAACCTCGCTACCAAACTATTAACGGAAAGAGGTATTAAATTATAATAAAAATCATCAGTAGTATATCTATGATTCTTAGCTTGGAATTCTACAGTAGATCCATAAACTGGTGTAAGGCTAAGATCTGCGAGTTTTGAAGGCGCAGTTATACCACTTATGTTACGATCTCTGTTGTAAAATAAATCTTCACTCATGAGTGTCCAATATAGTTAAGGGTTAATCTCACGGAGCCATCTGAACTACTATTCAATTGCTCAGAAACAAGTGATGCGTTAGGTATTGTGAGCAGCTGTATTCCATCTCCATCTCTAGATGACAATAAAAAACTTACAGTTTTATCTTCTCTCGCATTTAAAAAATCAAAACCGCTTTTTAAAAATGTATCATCTACTTCCATTTGGACAGCTGCAGAATATTGAATTGGATTTATGTGTTTCACTTCCACTGGGGTTTCAGAACCAATAGTATAATACGGTATTTTCTTCATTGTTAAAGAATAATCAAAACCGATGACACGATTACTAGAGCTATTATCACAAGTAGCGCTTATAGATCCTTGACTTGGTATGTAAATAGGAGTAGGGGTTACCCCAGTCGCATTAATTCCAGTCTTCATTTCGTCGTAAACAACGAAAGACGTATTTACTTTAGGTATGGAACCAACAGCGCAATTAACAGAATAAGAAGTTAAATAGCCGCTATTAAATCCATAAGAAGTATTATTTTTATAATTAAAACTCCCCTTCATAGCTTCAGATTCACCTGTAAAAGCTAATATAGGATCTTCATAAATTAAATCTCTTGAGAAAGAAACAGTTTGATTTGTAGGACCACCTACCGTAGTTACACCGCGAGTCGATCCTAAAGGAGTCGAAATATTACTGCTGTTAGAATAACCTATGTCTAAGCTCTTAACGCCAGAAAGCTCTCTAGCGCTGGGACTTCCATCAGCCCCTGCGATAAAAAAATGACAATCGTAATTTAGTGTTGTTCCGTACATTATGCTCTAGCTTGTCTTAGTGACCCTCCCAGTCTTTTCTCGTCATCAATCACTTGTTTAACTACATCTTTTATCTTCATTGCTAATGAATTTTGCTGATCGTCTCCACTACCTTCAGAGTTAGATGACCCATCAGA